TAAAACAAGTATTAAGATGAAGAAGTATGATATGGGAGATTATATACTCCTTGCTGGTAATGATGCTACTGAGATATTTGATTATTACTCTGTAGATGAAATGCACGGGCTAAACCGTAAAGATGCCCAGGCAGAAGAAGTAGATAAGACCAAAGGTAATGGGGTGTATATTTATGGATGGACTAACTATGACCCAGAAGATAAGAAGCTTACAGCAAAAGCTCCTTATAAACCATTTTTGTTTTTAAACCTAGGCACTTTTAAAAACTATTCCCTTACAGAGAAAGCCACAGCTGTTATGCATGAGACTATGCATATGGCAATCTTGCTTAATAATTATAATATAGAAGATAAAGAGGAAGAGGCAATCTCTTTTGCTGAAGAACAAGCTAATAAGATTATTGAGAAGTTAGGTATTAGTTCTAAGGAGCAACCAAAGAAAGGATTCTTTAAAAAGTAGTATGGCATATATAGAACACAATTTTTTTCCGCTAAAAGTATTTGTTAGAAATGAGTACATGTATCAGCATAAGAAGGGTTTCGGTGAGTTTACCCCGGGGGTAGTTATATCTGTTAGATGTATGCCGGGGCAAGCTGCACTGTTCCAGGTATTGTTAGAGAATGGCACACTTAGAGATAAATTACCATCTCATGCCCTACTAACAGAACCTAAGTTACCAGAACCAGATCTACCATTTCATTACCTGCAATTATGGAATTGTTTCTCTTACAACTTTACCTTACTGAGCTTAAGTTATCTTTATGATACTCCAGTAGAAGTATACATGAAAGATAAAAAGTTTTATAAAGGTTCTTACTATGGAACCATTAACTGGGGATCTAATGATCTTAACACAGATCTATCTTTAGCTGAAGATCCATTAGAGCATAAGTCTCATCATATAATACTTTTAGATAATGGTCAGATTGCTCTACAACCTAACAACCGTATTAAATGGTCTGAACCTTCATTTGTAACTAAGCCTTTTCCAGAGAAGCCAGATTATTTAGTTAACACAGACTGGTATAACTGTGAGGGATTTGAAAAATGGAACACAGAAGATTCTGATAGGATGTTCTATGATAATGAATAAAGTTTTATCTTTATCTGCAAAAACCAACAATGAAGAAAATAATGTTCTGGGGTGATAGCCCCGCATTAGGTACTGGCTTTGGTAATGTAATTAAATTTATTATCAAACATCTACCTAAAGATAAATACACTCCAGTAGTATTAGGTGTATATCATGATAACAAGAAACATGACCTTCCTTATAAGATCTATTCTGTAGGCTTATATGAGGAACAGAAGAAAGCAGCTAGACTCAAAGAGATTATAAAAAAAGAAAAGCCTGATATATTATTTATACTTGGTGATGTCTGGTACATGAGTTCTATTATAATGTTCTTGGGTAAGAACAAGTTTCTTCAAACTATCAAGACTGTTGGATATATACCGGCAGATGCTGAAGACCATGATCCAGATTGGTATGAGCATACTTATAAACTTGATAGACTTGTAGTATATAATGAGTTTGGGAAATCAGTTGTTGCCAAGGCTGCACCTAAACAAGAGGTTAGTATAATTGAGCATGGTGTAGACAATACAGTATTCTATCCATTAACACTACCTAGAGCAGGAGTAAGAAACTTGCTATTTGAGGATGCTCCAGAATTAGATAATAGTTTTGTCTTCTTAAATGCGGGTAGAAACCAACCAAGAAAACTTCTTGATATTTCTATGAGAGCTTTTGCAGAGTTTGCAAAGGATAAACATGATGTTTATTTATACATGCACTGTGGAGTTACTGATGCTCACATAGATATATTAAGGATGGCAAACTTACTGGATATTCAGGATAAGATCCTAATGACTGCAGATCAACACGGTAGAATTAGTGTGCCTATAGAGCACTTGAATGTTATATATAATTTTTGTGATGTAGGTCTTAATTCTGGATTAGGTGAAGGGTTTGGATTACCTAATGCTGAACATGCATCTTTAGGTAAACCTCAGATTGTACCTGATCACTCTGCACTTACTGAGTTATACTCAGATTGTGGACTGTTAGTACCGGCAAATATAAAGTATATGCTGTCTAGTATAACAACCACAGCAAAGATGATAATGGCTGAGGATATGGCCGAAAAAATGGAGTTGATCTATAAAGATAGAGAGTTATATAAGGAACTTTCTGAAAAATCTAAAGCTAAGTTTACATCAGATAGATATTCTTGGGCTAAGATTACTGAACAATGGGTTAAATTATTTGATGAGTTATGAAGTTTTTAGATAGATATGACCTTGAAAAGATAGGTCAAGTAGGAGCAGAGTATTATACTATTGAAGCTGACAAAATAGCAACAAGATTATTGTCTTCATACTGGTTGTGTGTGGAAGATAAACAAGATGAGTTTGTGCCGCATCTTAAAAGAGATGGTTACTGGGAATCTTGGATATCTTTATGGATGAGTCAGAATGTAAAACCAGGTAGTGTGTGCATTGATGGTGGAGCAAACTATGGATACTACACTTTTCAGTTATTACTACATGGCTGTGAAGTATATGCAATAGAAGCAAACCCTAATCTTATTCCCTATTTAAAAACTTCTTTAGAATTAAATGGGAATTTACCACTGACTATTCTTAATAAAGCTATAACAGATGGATCAACAGATAAGATTATTCTAAACATTACAGAATCTCCCCTGCATTCTACAGTAAGTATAGAAAGAGTAAGCAAAGAATATGCAGAAGTGCAGACTATAAGGCTCTTAGATTTTATAGATAAACCAATAGATTTTATAAAACTAGATATAGAGGGTAATGAAGATCAAGCTTTACCAGATCTTATTCAACTACAAAAGAAATATCCAAACTTAGTATGTTTAATGGAGTGGGTATATGATGCTTATCCTGATAAAAGCCGGGAGCTATATAAGTTCATAGCTCAAAACTTTGAAGTATCTTATGTTGAATTTGACGGGAGTGAAGTTAAGGTTGACTCATATTCCTTTATAGAGGCAGAAAAAATAGATCTAAGAATGTTTGTACTAAGATCAAAAAAATAATTATATTTGAATTGTTCATGTTTAATGTTTAGATTAATTATCACTACCCTGGATTTTTTCCAGGGTTTTTAGTTTAAACAAAAAATATTTATATATTTGCCATCACTAAGTTTATTATATGAGATGACACTTGAGTTAAAAAAGTTATGGTTGCTTGTGGCAGAGAAATCAGACTCTAACTTAGAAGCTCGTATGGTTTATGATGAATTACTCAAACAACTCAATATGTCAAAAGAAACAGTAGTATTATCCATTACAGAAGCAGAAGAAGGATTAGAAGTAAGAATTAGTGAGAAAGCTTACGGTAACTTTGCTGTAATAGGTCTAATAGAACAAATTAAATTTAATTTACTAAATGTAGAAGAAGTACCAGAAATGAAGGTTACTACAAAAACTACAAAAGGTAAAAGTTATGATGCATAATTAAAAACCAACAATATGAAATCAGTAAAAGGTAAAAGAGTATTGGTAACAATACCAGAATTAAAAAAATCTCCAGTAGAACTTTCTGTTAAAGATGAAGAAATGATTATGCAGGAAGCCATGAAGAAATGGCAATCACTAGAAATCTATGCAGTAGGTAGTGATGTAGAGGATCTTAGAGCTGGAGATAATGTATATGTTCAAACATATGCTTTAGAATCAGGTGAGAAAATTGAAGTTGATGGTAAGATGAGAATCTTAGTACCAGAAAGTGCAATTGCAATAGTGTGGTAACACCTTACAAAGTTATGGTAGAAGGAGTATATGGAAAGGACATATGTCCTACAGCAAAAGAAATTGATTGGCAAAAAAGATTAGTTTCACTTGATGGTGGTCCAAGACCAGAATACTACGGTGGTAAGGATAATCCTTATGAAGTTTTCAGAGTACTAGAAGCTTGGGAATTGGACAATGATTTCTATTTAGGTAATGTAATTAAGTATTTAGCTAGAGCTGGAAAGAAAAATAAATCAACAAAAAAAGAGGATTTACAAAAAGCTTTAATATATTTACAGAGAAGAATAGATAACTTATGATACTAAAAGGTATTTTATTTGCTATTGGTTTGCTTGCTATAATCATTCTGTTCTTTCTTAAGAATGCCTTCAGTAAACCAGTATATAACAAGATGCACAATGTATGGCAAGAAGATCCTATAGGAAAAAAATTTGCTAATGGTCTTTTAGTAAGCATGTTGTTAATAGCATTTTTATTAGGTTTATTATTTTAATAAATACATATTTACCAATAACAAACACAAAAGAGTCCCTGGATTTATTCAGGGATTTTTTTTATTCAAATATTTTTTGTATATTATAGTGTAATTAAAATTTTATATCATGGGAGCTTTACCAGAATTTGAAAATGTAGATAATGCTAGATCTACGATGCCTGAGTATAAATCAAAACTTACTCAGATGTACCAGTACCTAAACAGGTCGGTAAATAAGTTTTTCTTTGATTGGGGATACAAACTTGCTACACAACGAGTATATGCCAATAATACTGCTGCTTTAGCTGCAGGATTGAAAAAAGGAGATTGGTATGTTACTTCAACAGGACCAGCACCTGCAGGTGACTTAATAGTTAAGATTGTACAATAATTAAACTATTAGTCATGGCAGATATTAATGTAGACAGACAACTTGCTATAGAAATAATAGATACTATTACTGTAGATACAATTGTACCTCAAGTATATGTATTATTACAATACTCTACAACAGGTGATGAAAAAGCTGCAGCACTTACAAAAATACTACAAGGATTACTTTCTCTTGGAGTATATCCAAGTGTAGATATGGCTTATCTAAAAGGTGTTCCTGTAGGAACTTTTGTAGTTATTGATGATCCAGAAACTCCTGAAACAGATTATTCAGTTCAAGTAGTTAGATCTACAGGCAGAAGAAATGATGGTGATCTTATAGCTGATGCTGAAACTCGTATTTAATTAAAATAATTTATCATGTCAAATAGTATTGGTAATTTAAAAAATAGTGGTTTACAGGGGAATAACTTCCCCTGGCAACTTAAAATGTTGATAGGACAGGAGTGTATATGTGATCAACTAAAACTAGCAAATGATATTCTTCAAGATATAGATGATAATACTGATCAAGTTGAGCCATTGCTAGTACAAATATTGACTGCCATTCAAAATGGTACTGACTATGAAGCAGCTCTTGTAGTAGATAGTACTGGTGCAACATGGTTAGAGGTAAGAATTTGGAATGGAACTACCTTTGATCCACCTGTATATTTTTTAGCTGGATCAAATACTCCAGGAACTCCTGTTGCTCCTATTACATATGTTAATCCTAATAGTTACTTAGCACAGATTGTATCATATACATCTAATTTAGTGTCTATAGAAAGTTTAACTTCTAGTATCAATACTTTAGTAACTAATATTAATACTAATCTATCACCTGTATTAAGAACTCCAAGAATTGCTACGGTAGTAAATACTACTGGTTCAACACCTGCTGGAGCATTTAGTTTTTCTATTGCTAATGTAGGATCTGCATCAGGACTTGTAGATGGTGAAGTATTACCAGCAGGAGTTACTATTAATTATGATGGTGGAACTTTAAATAATACACTAGATGCTATATTCTTTGATGCAACAGGAACAACCTTTGTAGTAACTTGGATTATATAATTTTATGAGTACTACTATTCATACTGATAATGCTCAAGCTGTATTAAATCAGTTAGCTAGTGGTTCTTTCTATGATACTACTACACAAACTACTGGAATATCTACTGCAAAAGCAATGAAATTAAACAGTGTAGATCCTGCAGCTACTAATGGTGTGTCTATAGTAAATGATTTATTTGGTGATCCTACTGAAATTACAGTAACTCAAACAGGAGTTTATAACATTGCTTTTTCTGCTCAATTACATAAAACATCAGGTGGAGGAGCAACACAGGTTTATATTTGGTTTAGAGTAGATGGAGTAGATGTTCCGGATAGTAACACAACACTTACATTAGCAAATAATGGTGATTTGTTAGTAGCAGCTTGGAACTTTTTTACACAAATGAATGCAGGAAGTAATGTTCAAATCATGTGGCAAGCTAGTGCATCTTCTATAGAATTACTTAGAAATACTACAGTTGCACCATTACCAGCAATTCCTTCTGTAATTGCTACCATAAATAGAGTAAGGTAACTCAGAAGATATATTAGGAATGTACATATCAATAGATTGAAAAGACATAATTAGATAAACTTAAAAACAATGAGTACATTAGTACAAATATCTGGAACAAGTTCAGAGTTTATTGAACAATTAATAGAGTTAAGTTCAGTAGAAATTCTTACACTTGGAACACCATTTGAATTATTACCAGCACCGGGAGCAGCCCAGTATTATGTTATAGATAGGATACAAATAGAGTATAAATTTAATGGTACAGCATATGTATTTCCATCTTCCCCTACATTTTATTTAGATGGATGTTTTGATTCTTATGTAGATAAAACATTATTAACAAGTGCAACAGATTCAGTTTGTGTTATATCTGGTAATCTTAGAAATACATTAACAGTTGGTAGTGGTTCAGGATCTGTACAAGTTAAAACTAACAAAG